CCTAAACAATATGGAGTAACATTACTTGGTAGCGTTGTATCTGCATTAGGATACTTTCTTATGATTTTTGCAGTAATTCTCAGTGTAGCTGCACTTTTTGGACTAATTGCAATGTTTATAGACCCATTTGAAATTTGATCTTGAATTGCATCAGTTACATCTGTATAGTTTCCTTCATAACCATATTCTGCTTTTGTAATTAGAAGACCTGTGGCACTTCTAGCTGCAGGAGCTGCTATAAAAATTGTATTACCATCCTTTACACTCATAGTATTAGCAGACCCATTGTTAACTGTATAAGTTACATTTAGCACCTTTGGTTGACCAGGTGACGGGTCTGTTACATTCAATGAATCAACAGATACTAGCATATTGAGAGTTCCTTCATGAATATGAGCTGATACGGTTTTAGAAACATCTACAGTTGATGATCCCGCTCCGTATGTTGCACTTATAATAGAAATACCAGTACTCATCCTTATTATGAAGAAAACACTACATTTGCGATTCCTCCCATAACTCGCAAAAAGTTATAAGATTCGATATAAGCTCTTACGTTGTATGTATATTGTAGTGTTTGAGCATCTGATTTTCTTACGATACGAACTACACTTTCGGGACTATACAGTGGCATATTTGTATCTGGATCTATTGCATTTGGATTTAATATAACTGTTGGATTTGCAGAATTTGCTGTTGATTTCAATACACAAACAGTTGTAGAAGCGGAAGGAGGTGATGCAGTTAGTGGTGGTTGAACATATGTATTTCGTAATATTGTTTTGTTAAACATAGAACCATTTATATGACCACATGGTTGATTTGTATGGTTATCTATTGCAAAAGAGTACATATAGATTCCTGGTAGTTCTACAATGCCTTTTCCTGTATGATGACGATAGGCTTGAAGATTTGAAAAGAAACCGACTTGTTTTGCAGAGAAGCGTTCTTTGCCATCGAGAATGATAGAAGATTCAATCAATATATCTCGGGTTGATACATTTGTAGTTTGAGCATTGCCTGATGAGAAATATGGAGTTAAAAACATTAAATTAGAAGAATTCAGAGGTGGTTGGTAAGGATCAACCCAATTTGTATAATTATCATAATCATTCATTAATGCTCTATCACTTCTCTGACCAACCCATACAACACGAGTGCATAAATTTCGCAATGCAAGTTCGATATCATTACTAGAACCATATTGACCATCTGCAGATTTCAAGTCAATCTGATGAATGATAAATGAATGTTCATTTTTTGCAATATGTACAAGTTCTCCATCACCAACGAAAATATAATTTGCTTCAATAAATGGATTTAAGTTCCAATAAAATAAATCTCGATTTGTTGGAATAGTCGAATTATTAAATGTTGGAGGCGATAAGAAGTGATTCATAGCAAATAGATTTGAACTTACATCAGGTGGAATGCGTACTCCACAGTTTGGTGTATTATCGCGAACATCTAAAACTGTAAAAAGTTCATTCATGTTTCGTAATTCTACAACTATTTCAACTTCTGAATGTTGTAATGCAATAAGTGGTAATGCAGCTCCAACTGATTCACAAAACCAGAAATGCAATGGAATTAAAAGCGTTCTACCTGGAATAGATGGTTGACATGTTGAACCTACGCTTGGAATAGCATGAGGATATTGGTTCATACGATCATATGCATTTGCAGGATCATAAACTTCAGGTATATTGCCAATCATAACATTCAAATTATCTTTTTTATTTCCATCGAATTTAAGAGTTGAATATAATTTCATCCATTCACCTGTATGTCTTACAACTTCTTGACCGTTTATTAAAATTGCAACATACTTGATCATATTATAACCAACATTTCTCACCCATTGAAATTCATAGCCAATTGCATTTGCATTATTATTCAATGCATCATTCACACCTGCAGTGACCGGAACAACTGGTGAATATATATCTGGTAAATCAACACTTAAATAGCAATCATGTAGGAGTTGTGCATATCGTTCAACTTTTGCTCTCAAAGTTAAAGAACCACTTTGAGGTATGTTCGTGTTGGTCGTTTTAAAGTATAATCTAAAATGTTCCATTGCAAATTCGGTATGACGTTTATAGACAGACCTAAAATGTGTAAATGATGGGTTGCCTGTTACTAAATGATCTTGTGCACCTTTGCCTACTAATTGCATTAAACCTCCAGGCATTCTGTTATATAATTTGTAGAATTGAATATGTAAAGTTTATCATCTTGCAACATCCAATTGAGTTCCATTCCAGAATAGATTACCTCCACTGTTAATTGTTAAAGTACCCGATCCTCCACTTGTTGCATCTTCAATAAAAAGACCGCCATAACAAAGTATTTTAAATGTTCCAGATGTTACTGTTGCTTTATATGTTCCAAAACTCACATCAGAAGTTGCTGTATATGTAGACCATGTTGTTGATGCCGGTCCGGTAGGACCTTGAAACCCTGGTGGACCTAGTACACCAGTATTACCTTGACCTCCTTGAGGACCTGTGGGTCCCGTAGGTCCAATGAGACCTGCACCAGTTGCACCTTGATCACCTTGAGCACCTGTAGCTCCTTGAGGACCAGTAGCTCCTTGAAGACCTGCACCAGTTGCACCTTGAGGACCAGTAGCACCTTGAGGACCAGTAGCTCCTGTAGATCCTACACCAGTTGCACCTTGAGGTCCTGTAGCTCCTTGAGGTCCTGTATTTCCTTGAACACCTGCACCTGTAGCTCCTTGAGGACCTGTAGCTCCTGTAGGACCTGTAGTGCCTGCACCTGTAGCTCCTGTAACACCTATGGGACCTGTAGAACCTATAGCACCTGTAGCTCCAGTAGGACCGGAAGGACCGCCTGATGGACCTGTTGCACCCATAGGTCCTGTAGCTCCTGTAGATCCTGCACCAGTTGCACCTTGAGGACCAGTAGCTCCCTGAGGACCTGTAGCTCCTATAGGTCCGCCCGATGGTCCTGTAGCTCCTTGAGGGCCGGTTGCACCAATTCCTCCACTTCCACCTCCACTTCCAGATGAACTACTTCTTGTAGAACTATATCTTGATGCTAAACTTAATCCAACACTTACAAAGTTAGTGCCTTGAATATCATCGGAATCCCATGTAGTTCCAGTCACACTTGTTAAAATTAAATTATCACCTGATCCAGTTGCAATCCAACGTTCTCCATTCCAAGTAATTGCATTTCCATGTTCAGTAAATTGTGTTCCTTCAACTGCTGTCCAGGTTAATCCATTTTGACTTGTAAGAATAGTATCTATTCCACTTCCCACTGCAATCAATCGTTCTCCATTCCAACTGATACCTATACCTGAATTGGTAAATTGTGTTCCTGTAATTGCAGACCATGATGTTCCATTTGTGCTAGTAAGAATTGTATTTCCTCCACCTAATGTAGCGTCACCTCCTACAGCAATCCATCTAGTTCCATTCCAAACAACATCTGACCCTCCGTTCTTAAAAAGCGTTCCTGTTGCAGATATCCATGTTAGACCGTCTGTGCTAGTAAGAATTGTTATTGGATCTGTAGCACTAGGAGATCCGAATCCAACAGCAACCCAAATTGTTCCATTATATGCAACACGTACACCAGATGAAACAAATCCACCACTCGTAACGGTTGTCCATGTTATTCCATCTGTACTTGTTAAAATTTTATTTGTTCCAGCACCAACTGCAACCCATCTTCCATTTCCATAAGCAACACCAATACCACCAAATGTAAATCCAACACCTTTTGCAGGAAACCAATAACTTCCATTTGAACTATATAAAATTGTATTTGTACCATAACCTACAGCTACCCACATTGTGCCATTCCATTTAACGTCCATTCCCATATTCGAAAATTCAGTACCTTTAGCTGGAAACCATGTTACTCCATTTCTAGTATAAAGAATTGTGTCTGTTCCAGTATCGCCTCCAACTGCAACTGTAAATGTGTCTCCTAAACTAATAACTTGTTCTTTTCCTATTTTTAATCCGTTAGCCGAATCAAACCAAATAGATGAGACAGGTGCATCTATATATGATGTTTGAGAAGCTAATAATACCGAATTTGTTGCCAATTGTCCATCTAATGTTAATTTTGATGATGATTGTGGTCCTGCATTAATATCAAAGACTAAACTTGAATCCAATGTAATAGCTGTGCTATTCCAAAATAATACAGCTCCAGTTGGTCCAGATACACTCGCACCACTTCCTGCTGGACCAGTTGCACCTTGAGGACCAGTAGCTCCATTTCCTGCTGGTCCAGTTGCACCTTGAGGACCAGTTGCACCTGTAGGACCTGTAATACCAATAGGCCCCGTAGCTCCTGTAGGACCTGTAAGTCCCTCAGGACCTGTAGCTCCTGTAGGACCTGTAATACCAATAGGTCCTGTTGCTCCAGTAGGACCGGTAAGTCCTTGAATTCCTTGAGGGCCTGTATCTCCTGTAGGACCTGTAATTCCTTGAGGACCTGTAGCTCCTGTAGGCCCTGTAATACCAATAGGTCCTGTAGCTCCTGTAGGACCTGTAACTCCTTGAATACCTTGTGGACCTGTAACTCCTTGAATACCTTGTGGACCAGTTGCACCTGCAAGTCCTTGAGGTCCTTGAACTCCTTGAGGACCTGTAACTCCTTGAATTCCTTGAATACCTTGAATACCTTGAGGTCCTTGAATACCTTCAGGACCAGTTGCACCTGTAACTCCCTGAATACCTTGAGGACCTGTAATTCCCTGAATTCCTTGTGGTCCTGTAATTCCTTGAATACCTTGTGGTCCAGTAGCTCCTGTAGGTCCTGTAATTCCTTGAATTCCTTCAGGTCCTGTAACTCCTTGAATACCTTGTGGTCCTGTTATTCCCTGAATTCCTTGAGGACCTGTAACTCCCTGAATTCCCTGAGGTCCAGTTGCACCTGCAGGTCCCGTATTACCTTGAATTCCCTGAGGTCCCGTATTACCTTGAATACCTTGAGGACCAGTTGCACCTTGAGGTCCTGTATTACCCTGAATGCCTTGAGGACCTGTATTACCTTGAATACCTTGAGGACCTGTAACTCCTTGAACTCCTTCAGGACCTGTATTGCCTTGCAATCCTTGAGGACCAGTTGCACCTATAGGTCCTGTATTACCTTGAACTCCTTGAATTCCTTGTGGTCCTGTATTTCCCTGAATTCCTTGAGGACCTGTATTGCCTTGAACTCCTTGAGGACCTGTATTACCTTCAAGTCCCTGAGGACCAGTGTTACCTTGAATACCTTGTGGTCCTGTATTACCTTCAATACCTTGTGGTCCAGTTGCACCAGCAGGACCTGTATTTCCTTGAAGTCCCTGAGGACCAGTATTTCCTTGAATTCCTTGAGGACCAGTTGCACCTTGAGGTCCTGTATTGCCTTGTAGTCCCTGAGGACCAGTATTTCCTTGAAGTCCCTGAGGTCCAGTTTCACCAGTAGGACCTGTATTACCTTGAACTCCCTGAGGTCCAGTTGCACCTGCTGGACCTGTATTACCTTGAACTCCCTGAGGCCCGGTATTTCCTTGAATTCCTTGAATTCCTTGAAGTCCCTGAGGCCCGGTATTTCCTTGTAGTCCTTGTGGTCCTGTATTACCTTGTACTCCTTGAGGCCCTGTATTTCCTTGAATACCTTGTGGTCCTGTATTACCTTCAAGTCCCTGTGGTCCAGTTGCACCTGCAGGACCTGTATTACCTTGAAGTCCCTGAGGCCCGGTATTTCCTTGAATACCTTGTGGTCCAGTTGCACCTTGTGGCCCAGTATTGCCTTGAATACCTTGAGGACCAGTATTACCTTGCAATCCTTGAGGACCTGTAACTCCCTGAACTCCTTCAGGACCTGTATTTCCTTGCAATCCCTGAGGTCCAGTTGAACCTATAGGTCCTGTATTTCCTTGTATACCTTGAATACCTTGTGGTCCTGTATTACCTTGAATACCCTGAGGTCCTGTATTGCCTTGAACTCCTTGAGGACCTGTATTACCTTCAAGTCCCCGAGGTCCCGTATTTCCTTGAAGTCCCTGAGGCCCGGTATTTCCTTCAATACCTTGTGGTCCAGTTGCACCTGCAGGTCCTGTATTACCTTGAATACCTTGAGGACCTGTATTGCCTTGAATACCTTGAGGACCAGTTGCACCTGCAGGTCCTGTATTACCTTGAATACCTTGAGGACCAGTATTACCTTGAAATCCTTCAGGTCCTGTAACTCCTTGAACTCCTTCAGGACCTGTGTTACCTTGAAGTCCCTGAGGTCCAGTTGCACCTATAGGTCCTGTAACTCCTTGAATACCTTGAATACCTTGTGGTCCTGTATTACCTTGAATGCCTTGAGGACCTGTATTACCTTGAACTCCTTGCGGTCCAGTTAGGCCTTGTACTCCCTCCGGTCCTGTATTGCCTTGAATACCTTGAGGACCTGTATTACCTTGTACTCCTTGAGGACCAGTTGCACCTTGAACTCCTTGAATACCTTGAGGACCTGTAACTCCTTGAACTCCTTGAGGTCCTGTAATACCTTGAACTCCTTGAATTCCTTGAAATCCTTGAACTCCTTGAACTCCTTGAGGACCAGTTGCACCTGCAGGACCAGTATTACCTTGTACTCCTTGTGGTCCTGTATTACCTTGAACTCCCTGAGGTCCTGTTGCACCTGTAACTCCTTGAATACCTTGAGGACCTGTAATTCCTTGAACTCCTTGAATACCTGTTGCACCTACCGGTCCTGTGTTACCTTGAATTCCTTGTGGTCCTGTAACTCCTTGAAATCCTTGAATACCTGTTGCACCTAAAGGTCCTGTATTACCTTGAATTCCTTGAGGACCTGTAGCTCCAGCACCAGTAGCGCCTTGAGGTCCTGTAGCTCCTGTTGGTGCTAAACCTGTAACCATCAATGTTGCTGAAAACCAGGTTCCTGGTCCAACCGTACTATCGCCATATTTTAAAGTTTGTCCACCAGTTAAACTTGTATATGCAGTAAACTCTACATAATCAGTTGAACCATTTAAATATATTAATCTACTTTCTGAGTGTGAATCTCCGGACGTTGTACTCTGTAAAGGTACTTGTGAAATCATAAATGTATCACCATTTTTTCTTGCTTGAATATTTTTTTGAACATTAGTTCCAGAACCACTCGCCCACCAAGCAGAATAGAAAAT